GGTGAAGGAACCACAGAACATTTTAAAGAATTTATGGATTTTGTTGGTATTGGTGTTAAAGACTTAGTTAAGAAAACTGATGCAACTTTAAAACACGGTGTGTATTTTAAAGATTGGATTAAAAACGACTATTATCACAATGTATTAGGTCCATTTTATAATTTTAAATTTGGTCAAACACTAACTGCTTATTCCCATATAACTGTGAAAGATTTTCCATACGATAAGTATACAGTGCATCAAGGATTGAAACATGATAAAGTTTCAAAAGAAGTCTTACCAAATCAATATCATTTCAATACAAATAAATTAAATAAATTTCTTATAGATTTTTGTAAACGTAAGAACATAAAGATAATAGATGATGTTATAGATGAAGTTAGAGTTAGAGGTAAAAAAATACAATACATAAAAGGTAAAAAGAAATATAAATCAGATTTCTATATCGACTGCACGGGTTTTAAAAGATTACTAATAAGTAAATTAGGTGCTAAATGGGCATCCTATAAAGAGAATCTACCTTTAAATGAAGCAATTGCTTTTCAAACACCAGATACTAAAGATTATCCTAGTTATACTTTAGCTAGAGCAATGAAAGCTGGTTGGTTATGGAGGATACCTACACAAGGAAGATGGGGCAACGGTTATGTGTTTGATAACAGATATATAAATGCAAAAGAAGCTAAAAAAGAATGTGAACAGTATTTAAAGACTAAAATTAAAATTGCAAAAAATATTAAATTTGAACCAGGTGCATTAGATAAACCATGGATTGGAAACTGTGCAGCTATAGGTTTATCTTCTAGTTTTTTTGAACCACTAGAAGCATCTTCAATTGGCTTAACTATTCAACAAAACTTTTTGCTTATGCATTATTTAATACATTCTTCGGAGGAAGATATAAAATATTATAATGAAAAATTTACTTTAATGGTAGAATAGATTACCAATCAAAGAGGATTTTTCAGGGGATTTTCATGTTTTTAATGCGCCTAATTTTGCAGTTATCCTGAAAGAATTAGGTTTGTGTGATCTTGGAAATTTAAAAAATGAGTATGAAAGTTTAAACCCTGCACTTATTGCGGCTACGGAAAATCACGTGACTTCTTTATATAATTATTGGAAAAACCATGTGCAATTAATTAATCATAAAAAATATTTAAAAAATATAGATAAATATATAAATGAATAAAGAATTTAAAAAAAAGAAATACTTGGTCGTAAAAAGAGTTCTTAGCCCTGATATTTTAAGTTTTCTTCAATCTTACCTCTCCTTAAAAAGAAAAGTTGCTCAAAGTTTATTTGAAAAAAGATATATCTCTCCCTTTGAATCTATGTTCGGTAGATGGGATGATAAACAAATTCCAAATACCTATTCTCATTATGGGGATATCGCAATGGAAACTTTATTAGCGGGTTTACGGGAGACTGTAGAAAAATATACAGGTTTAGAATTATATCCTAATTATTCATACGTAAGAATTTATAAAAAAGCAGATATGCTTCATAGACATAAAGATAGATTTTCTTGTGAAATATCTACAACACTTCATATAGGCGGGGACCCTTGGCCTATTTGTATAGACCCAGATGAAAATAATGGTATTATAGCTAGAGAGTCTTATCAACCTGGAAATGCAAAAGGTGTTCAAATTAATTTAAAACCAGGAGATATGTTAATCTATCAGGGAGGTTTGCTTGAACACTGGAGGGAACCTTTTCAAGGAGACAATTGTTATCAAGTATTCTTACATTATAATAATATAAAAACTTCAGGCTCAGAACAAAATAAATATGATAAAAGACCTCATCTTGGTTTACCAGCAAACATTGATTAATGAAAATTAACTCAGTATTTTTAACGTTTCCTATATTTGAAACAAAATTAAAAATTACTTCTCAATATGAGAAGTTTGTAAAAAGTAGAAAACTAAATCAGTTTGAATTACATAGTAATAACTATGAAAAAGAAAATGAAGAACTTACTTTAAAAACTGAATATTTATTAAATGATTTTTTAGTAGCTGTGTGTAAACAATTAAACTTTAATAAATATAAATTTAAAACAACATGGATTCAAAAATATAAAGAATTGGAATTCCACGATTGTCACGTACATAACCCCAAAGCTTTTTCAATTATTCTATATGTTGATTGCACTAAAGATTCAGCCGAGACTATGTTTTATAATCCAGGATACCCTTATTTTGATATTTTTAGACATAAGATCTTTCCTGAAAAAGGTAAAGCAGTTGTGTTTCATGGTGGATTACCTCATGCAGCATTACCTAACAAAGATAAAAAAAGAATCGTGGTTAGTGGAAATATAGATTTTTTTAATGAAAAAGCATAAAATTGATACTAAAACATTTATAAAAAGTTGGCATATTCCAGAAAAAATATGTGATCAACTTGTAGAATATTATTTAAAATCTCCTGATAAAAATCAAGGTCTTGTAGGCAATAAAATTAATAAAAAATGGAAAGCTTCAACTGATGTTGGAGTTGACTCAAATGATTTTAAAGGTTGTTTATATGAATATAGAAAAATTTTACAAAAATGTTTAAAGGATTATTTTAAGCAATATTCTTTTTGTAAAAACGTGGGAGATCTACATATTTGTGAAGACTATAATATTCAATGTTATGAAAAGGGAGAAGGTTTTTATAAATGGCATTTTGAAAGAACTAGATTAACTATGCAAAGGTATTTAGTATTTATGACATATTTGAATACAGTTAAAAACGGAGGCACAGAGTTTTATTATCAGAAATTAAAAGTTGATGCCGTAAAAGGTTTGACTTTAATTTGGCCATCAGATTGGACACATACGCATAAGGGAGTAATATCTAAAAAACAAAAAAAATACATACTTACTGGGTGGGTATCTGTTGATGTTTAAACAAATAATCTGTTTTTGGGGAATATATTAGAAGTTTACTTTTAAAATCCATTATTATATATTCACTGCTATGCTACAAAAAATTAAAATTGCACCGGGATTTAACAAACAAGTAACTGCAACCGGCGGCGAAGGTCAATGGGTATCAGGAGATTTTGTTCGTTTTAGATATGGTTCACCTGAGAAAATAGGTGGTTGGGCACAATTAGGAGATACAGTTTTAACAGGCAGAACCACTGCCATGCACCAATTTATAAATTCTGATGGTATTAAATATTCAGCGTTAGGGACAAATAGAATTTTATACGTATATTCAGGTGGAGCTTTTTATGACATACACCCAATTAAAGCAACTACAACACTAACAAATGCTTTTACAACAACAAACGGATCAACAACTGTTACGATCACGTTTGCATCTTCTCATGGAATTTCTAAAGGTGATATTGTGCTTTTTGATAATTTTACTGCTATTACAAATTCTAATTTTAGTTCTAATGATTTTGATAATGAAAAATACATGGTTACAACTGTTCCAAGTGCGACTACAATTACAATCACAATGGGATCAGCGGAATCAGGATCAGGAGGATCTACATCAGGTGGAATAAGAGTTAAACATTATTATCCAGTAGGACCAGCAGTAGAAGAATCAGCAGCTGGTTGGGGATTAGGTTTATGGAGTGGTACTGTTTTAGGAGCTGTCACCTCTACTTTAGATGGAGCATTAACTTCAGGTTCATCAAGCATCGTATTAGATGACTCAGAGTCATTTCCTTCTTCAGGTACTGTATTAATAAACGATGAAAGAATTGCATACACAGCAAACAGCACTGGTACAGAAACTTTATCTTCGCTAACTAGAGGATCAGATAATACTACAGCCGCTAGTCACTCGGATGGAGATACCGTAACTGATGCATCAGAATATACAAAATGGGGTGCATCACAAACTGGTGATATTGTAACTGCCCCTGGTTTATGGTCGTTAGATAATTTTGGTAATAAACTTATTGCTACAATTGCAGACGGTGAAACATTTGAATGGGATTCAAATGGATCAACATCAACTAGAGCAAGTATTATTAGTGGATGTCCCACTGCATCTCAATTTAGTTTAGTTTCTACACCAGATAGACACTTAATTCTTTTTGGTACAGAAACTACAATTGGAACATCCTCAACACAAGATGATATGTTTATTAGATTTTCTTCTCAGGAAGCATTAACCACTTGGACACCTACTGCAACTAATACTGCTGGTACACAAAGACTTGCAGATGGTACAAGAATTGTTGGAGCGATACGTGGTAGAGATGCAATTTATATTTGGACTGATACAGCTCTTTTTATCATGAGGTTTGTTGGTCCACCATTTACGTTTTCTTTTCAACAAGTTGGTACAAACTGTGGGTTGATAGGACAAAACGCTGCTGTCGAAGTTGACGGATCTGCGTACTGGATGTCAGAAAATGGTTTCTTTAGGTATACTGGTAAATTAGAATCGTTACCATGTTTAGTTGAAGACTTTGTATATGATGATTTAGCTAGTGTGCCAAGACAACATATCTATGCAGGATTAAACAATCTATTCGGTGAAGTTACATGGTTTTATCCAAATAGTGGTTCTTCAACTAATTCTAGATCCGTTACATTTAATTACATGGACTCAAGCAGCGAGCGACCAATATGGACTACAAGTTCTTTAGCGAGAAGCACTTGGGCAGATTCATCTATATTTGGTAAACCTCACGGAACTGAATATGATTCAAGTTCTACAAGTGATGCCACAGTAGGTAATTCAGATGGCTGCACTACTTACTATGAGCATGAAACCGGAACTAATCAAATTAAAGCAGGAGCAACTACTGCCATAGAAGCTAATATTGAGTCTGGAGATTTTGATTTAGATCAAAGAGGACTAGGCGGTGATGGTGAATACATGATGAAAATTAGAAGAGTTATACCTGATTTCTTAACTCAAACCGGAAGTGCGCGAGTAACATTAAATTTAAAAAATTACCCAACGGATACACAAGTAAGCTCATCTTTAGGTCCTTTTACAGTAGGATCAAGCACAACAAAAATAGATACACGGGCAAGAGCACGTGCCATATCTTTGAAGATAGATAATACTAGTACCACTCAACATTGGAAATTAGGCACTTTTAGATTAGATATACAACCAGATGGAAGAAGATAATGGCTAGAATTGTACAATCATTAACACAACCAACTGAAAAATATGATCAAAA